TCGATTGCTGTGGTGATGGCCGCCTCTATGGCGACGGCACGTTTATGCAGGATCAGTGGGGCCGTCCGATCTGCGATCCACTTGGCTTACCGGTGAAGAGTGGCGAGCTGAGCGAGTGGCCGAACTACGGACTTGGGCCGCCCGAGATGCGTTACTACTGGACGGTTCACGTCTCGTCGAAAGGCCTGATCTGGTTTCGCTGCACAAGCGGTCAGTGCGGCGTTGACTACCATTTGGAATTCACCATCCCCACAGACTTGGAATGCATCCTCAATCGCTGGCAACCGGCGCATACGCAGATCATTTTCGATCTGGGTGGCTTGAGTGATCCTGAGGATCCCATGGCGGGCACGCCTTAAAGAGAGGAAGCAAATCGATGGACTACAATCAGCCTTATGGAAAACCGCCCGAGGTCGTGTGGGGCGATACGCCTTACGTCAATGGCAATCCTTCGACGGGCATTCAAGGCTCGATCCCGCCGGCGGCTTCGATTGAATATCCGCAGCGCGAACTCGTCAATTTCTTCAGAGATACCGGAATGCTCACGCCAAGCAATTCCGATCTGCATCAGCTTTCCAAAGGCGTGATGACGGGCATCATGCATTATGGCGTGGACGCTGGCACGGTGAATGCGCTGCAAGTTGTCATGCAGCCGACGCCGGATAAATACTATGACGGCATGTTCGTGTTTGTGGTGCCAGCCGTTACAAACACGGGCGCAGCTACGATCAACATCAACAATCTCGGCATCAAGAACATCGTTCGCCGTGGTGGTGGTCCCGTGCAGGCTGGCGATCTTCCGGTCGGATACAAATCGCTGCTTTGCTACAGCGCATTGCATGCGAATTTCGAATTATACGGCATCAACTTCGGCGCTGGCGGCGGCTTCCTTCCGATCTTAGGCGCAAATACGACTTGGTACATCAACGCCACAACCGGCGATGACACGCTATACGATGGCACGTCGGCGACAATCTCAGGCTCGCATGGTCCGTTCAAGACCATCACGCGCGGCATGAATGAAGTGTTCAAGTACGGGCCGAGCGTCTACACCGCGACGCTGCAAGTCGCAGCGGGCACCTATCCCGAAGCGGTGCAGACGCCGAATTATCAGGGGCCGACCGTCAAGATCATCGGTGCTGGCAAGACCGCGACCTTCGTCACGGGCGCGAACGATCATCACACATTTTCAAGTTCGCACGGCAACACGATGGTCGTGACAAACCTGTGCGCCTCAACCGGGTCTGGCTTGGGGCCGCCGTGTTGTTTCGTCGGCTCAAGCGCCGGTACCGTCTCGACGGATGACACTGCGTCGTCGGGTTATGTCCCGTTTTCGATTTGGGAAGCGTATGCGGGCTATATCTCGATGGGAAACCATACGTTCAACGCTGGCAATGGCTGCGGCATGTGCGTGTTCGGTTCTTACTTCGGCGGGTTTATTGGTCAGGCGGGTTATCCGGGTCCGGGCAAGACGTGGACGTTCCTCGGCTCGTTCAATGTCGGTGCTGGCGGCTTTGCCATCGCGAGCGCGAACGGTTCATTCGAGGCGGCAGTGCCAGGTCAGACGACGTTCGTCAATCCCGGCTACGTCATTGGGCCAAAATATTTCATCAATGCAAACGGCGTTCTGCAAACGCAGGGACTTGGTGTCAACTATTTCCCCGGCAATCAACCGGGCATCGTCGGCAGCGGCGGTCAGTATCTCTAAGGAGGCAACATGCCGGGTCAATTCAATCCGCAAGATTGGTACTGGATGATTTCGAGCGTCAGCACGACCCTTGTCTACGGGTCCGCGCGCAACGTCTACGTCGATCCATCGACCGATACCGATTACGGCAATTGGGTCACGAACACGGGAATGAGTCCCTATCCGGCGACATCCGAAGGTGACGTTTGGTATTACTTGCAGCAATTCATGCCGATATGGTTGTGGAACGGCACGACCATGTCGCAGCCCGCAGTTGGCGAATACACCAAAGATCAATTGAACAATTACAATGCAACGCAACGCTTCAACACGGTCAACAAGGGCATGATCGCTGCGGGCGTGCCCGTCAGAACCGATGACTATTCGCGCGGTCTAATCCAAGGTGCGATGGCCGCCGCACAAGCTGATCCGACTTTCACAACGCATTGGTATGGATCGGACGGCAATTTTTATACGCTCGATGCCGCGCAGACGATCAACATGGCGACCGTTGTCGGCAATCATACCAATGCTTGTTACACGGTGTTCAAAGGCAACTCTGACGGCATCACGACCAACACCATCACGCAACCATCGCAGATTGATGACTCCTACGTGGGGCTCTAATGGCCACGGTAAACATCACCGTAGAGAACGATGCGGACTTCTATCGAAGCTTCGCCTATCAGGATATCAACGGCCACCCGATTGATATTACGGGCGCGTCGATGGTGATGAAGCTGCGTCGGCATGCCGAGGACGTGACCGCGTTTCTCACGCTCTCGACCGACACCGGGGAGATCACGATCACCAATCCGACGCAGGGAGAGTTCACGATCCTGATTGAACAGCAAAGCCTGATCGAGCTTTCGACCGGGCCTTACGAGCAATCGCTGATCATGACCTTCAACAGCATCAAGAAAAAAATCTGGAATGGTCTTCTGACCATCAATCCGGGTCCGTCGCGATGACGAATGGCAACGGCGGCTCGCTCTCGCCAAGTGGTGACGTAGAAGTCATCACCGATATCGGCGAGGTCGAGATCATCCATGACCAATTTGCTGGTGACGTTTCGGTCGCCGATGAAGACCCGCTAACGCAGATTTTCACGGGCGATCAAGGCCCGCCAGGTCCACGCGGAAATTCCGTGCTTTATGGTTATGGACCGCCATCAATCACCACGGGAGTCAACGGCGACTTTTATATCGATCTGCGCACGGCATTGATGTACGGACCAAAAGCGGGCGGCGCGTGGCCGCCCGGTTTCTCTTTGATTGGTCCCATCGGTCCCGTTGGTCCGCAGGGGCCTGAAGGTCCCGTCGGTGCCCCTGGCAATACAATCCGCAATGGCAGCGGTCCGCCCGATCCTTCGCTTGGCGTCGCGGGCGATTTCTACATCGACACGAGCGCGCACAACATCTACGGGCCGAAGAGCAATACCGTCACGGGATGGGGCTCGCCGACTTCAATCATCGGGCCGCAGGGTCCAGCTGGTCCGACAGGGCCAGCCGGTCCGCCGCCGTGGACAACGCCGCCTGTCCCGTGGGCGACGAATACGGCCTACACCACGGGTCCGCCCGCATCGCTCGTTACCAATGCAGGGGCGTCCTATGTTCCGACTGCTGGCCATATCTCTGGCGTCGATTTCTCTAGCGATCTTGCCGCAGGTTTGTGGACGCTGGTTGCGGCGGCTGGTTCGCCGGGGCAAGTAATCGCGCAAGTCTATGTCGGCGACTCGCCGCCAACTGGCATTCAAAACAATTCGCTGTGGTGGAATAGCACTGACGGCTGTCTGTACGTCTACTACTTCGACGGCAACAGCCATCAATGGGTCATAGCTGCGCCGGTCCCTGATCTCGCTGGCTACCTGCAACTCGCAGGCGGAACGATGACAGGACCAATCGTTTTGCCCGCCGATCCGACAACGAGCTTGCAGGCTGCGACCAAGAATTACGTCGATCTGCATTCGGGCGGCATTGCGGACGCGCCGAGCGACGGCAGCCTATACGGCAGATTGAACGCAGCATGGGCCAAGGGCGTGCCGCTCGCTGGCGGCGTGACCATGACTGGCTCGCTGACGTTGAACGGTGCGCCGACGACCGCGAACATGGCGGCGACGAAAGCCTATGCCGATGCGAAGCTAGGCGAGGCCCCGACTGACGGCTTCACTTACGGTCGCGCAATGAGCGCATGGGTTCAGGTGCTTCCGCTCACTGGCGGCACGCTGACCGGCAATCTGATTCTCAATGCCGATCCGACGAATGTTCTAGGTGCCTGTACTAAGCAATACGCCGACACCAAAGCAACGCTTGCCTCGCCAGCCTTCACCGGCAATCCAACGGCACCGACGCAGCCGGTCGATGACAACTCGACCAAGATTGTGACGACGGCTTATGTCACCAATCAGCTAAGCGCATCGGGCGATGGCACGCCCGCGATGGACGGCACAGCGGCTCGAGGCACGTCAACGCACGGGGCTCGAGCCGATCACATCCATCCAACTGACACGTCGCGTGCGCCGCTGGTATCGCCTGCACTGACCGGGACTCCCACCGCGCCGACTGCGGCACCGGATACAAACACCACACAACTAGCGACAACGGCATTCGTTATCGGGCAGGCGTCGGCGGTTGCTCCGATCATGGATAGCGTTGCGGCTGTTGGCACGTCGCTTCGCTACGCGCGCGCGGATCACGTCCATCCAAGCGACACCACGAAGATCGGCGACGCTCCCGCAGATGGCAACATCTACGGACGCAAAAACAATGCGTGGGTCATCGGCGGCGGTGGCGCGCAAGTCTACATCCAAGACACCGCGCCGACAGGCATCACGGCTGGCTCGCTCTGGTGGCAATCCTCGACCGGCCAATTGTTCGTCTACTATAACGATGGCACGTCAACACAGTGGGTGTTTGCGGCGATTGCCGCATCGGTGCCTGTCATCCGATCCTATATTACGGGCTATACGCTTTCGACGGCTGGCGGCTCAGCCTCGTTCGCGGTGACAACCGGACAAGCGGCGGACAGCACCAACGTTGATATGATCAGTCTGAATGTCGGGCTGACCAAGACGACGAGCGCATGGGCGGTCGGCAACAATGCGGGCGCGCTCGACGCCGGGACAATTCTCGCAAATAACTGGTACAACGTTTATGCGATCAAACGACCGGACACGCAGCTTGTCGATATCCTGATTTCGCTTTCGGCAACCGCGCCAACTCTGCCCGCAAATTATACGCTCTTCCGTCGCATCGGCTGCATGCTGACGACTGCGGGATCACTCTGGACGGCATTCTATCAAGTTGGCGACGAATTTTTCTGGATGAGCGCACCGCGCGATTATTCTGGCATAGCCGTTTCGAGTAGCGGCGCTCTTCTTACTCTGTCGGTGCCGCCAAATCTGCCGTGGACAACTCAAGCGGTTTTCAACGCAATCTTCACTAGCGCAAGCGCGACCGTTGCCGCTGGCGGCTTGGTCTATCCAACTTATGTGACCTTTGCGAGTGCTGGCGCGCAGCAAATGTTCTCGCTCAACGCCAACACGTCGCAGGCGGGCATGTTTCGTCTACAGGTCAACTCCGCAGGGCAAATCTCCGCTAAGTCCGGCGCGCAATCTGGCACCATCTCGATTGACACGATGGGATGGATTGACCGTCGCGGAAGGGATGGGTGATGGCGCTCGACTTTCCAAACAGCCCGACTGTCGGTCAGCTTTATCCGTCGCCAGCAATCGCCGGCGTCGGACAATGGCGATGGGACGGCACGGAGTGGGTGCCAAATTCATTCGGCGGTGCCGTTGGTGCTGGCGTCTACATGCAGGACAATGCACCAACCGGCAGCATTGGTGCTGGCTCGCTATGGTTTCAGACCTCGACAGGCGCGCTTTTCATCTACTTCAATGATGGCAACTCACTGCAATGGGTATCGGTTGTCGGCAATAGTCTCGCACCGACGCAAGCGATGTACGTCGCGGGCGGGCGTTTCCAGTATGTCAGCACGACGCAATGCGCGTTAGTCCCCTTTAGGGGTGATGCAATCCGCATTCAGGGTCAGATTTATTCGATCCCTGCCGGTGGCGTCACGCTTAGCAAC